CTATGGCAGAACAAGGTATGAAAGTATTTGCTGGTATCTTTAAACGTATTTACAGAGCCCTTAATGAAGAAGTTCGTAAAGTTTATCGTTTAAATCAACTATATTTACCTGAACAAGTTAACTTTGCAGGTGGAGCAGTTTTAGCAGCAGACTATCAAAATGATAGCACAGACTTACGTCCTGCAGCAGATCCACATGTAGTTTCTGATATTCAACGTATTATGCAAGCTGAAACATTAAAACAAACAGCTTTAATGGTTCCAGGATTTAACGTTTACAAAGTTATGCATAGGTATCTTGAAGCACTTAAGATTCCTAACATTGAAGAAGTTTTACCTGATCCTCAAGGTCCTAACGCTATCCAAAGCGGTCCAGATGTTAAGGTTCAAGTTGAACAAATTAAAGCCCAAGAACGTAAACTCTCACTTGAAACTAAGTTTAAACTTGGTGTCATGAAGTTACAACAAGAGGCTGAATTAAACAAGGCTAAGATCCTTAAGATGGAAGCTGACGCAGCCAAAGCTCTAGAAGAAGCTGGAGGTGTTAAAGCAGGTCATGACATCGCTATGCTACAAACTAAGTTAGGTGCTGCTAAAGCTCATCAAGAAGGTATCATGAAGTCTATTGAGTTAATGATGAAAGCAACCGAGGGAGCAGTAGAGTATGACAATAACGCAACAGGAATTCTTGGAATGGGTGGACAACCCAGTAACCAAGGCATTGAAGAAATCCCTACACAATGATAGGGAGTATCTAAAAGAAATGCTTGTCCGTGGAAACGTGGACAATGAAGTAGAAATAAAAGGAAGATGTAGTGCAGTATTAAGTATCCTTAATTTAACATATGAGGATTTAGTAGAAGGAGCAAGAGAAGATGCAAAATACTAGTGGTATTCACCCAAAGGGTCACAGAGTTTTAATACTCCCAGATCCAGTGGAAGAAGTAACACAGAGCGGTATTATTTTGTCAGTCGGTGAAAACAGAGATAGGGAAAGACTAGCACAGCTAAAAGGTACTATTGTTGAAGTTGGCGATAGTGCATGGTTAGACCAACCAAGCCCTTGGGCAAAAGAAGGTGACCATGTAATCTTTGGTAAGTACTCAGGCCTAATCTATGATGGAGCTGACGAAAAAGAATACCGAATCATAAACGATTTAGATGTTGTAGCAATAGTCGATTAAAGGAAAATAAATGTCAGAAGAAAAACAAGTAGAGCAACAAGAAGCAAGTACTGAGCAAGAAGTTCAACAGATAGACCCACAAACTGAAAAAGAAGCCCGTTTATTTGGTTGGGTTCCTAAAGAAGAGTTTAGAGGATCAGAGTCTGATTGGGTAGATGCAGAAGTATTTGTAAAACGTGGTAAAGAAATTAATCCTATTCTTCGTAAGAACAATGAACTCTTAATGAAGAAGTTGGATGAAAAAGCCAAAGAAATTGACAGCATTAAAGAATCCGTTGAAGAGTTTAAGAAGTTCCAAAAGGAATCTTTTGAACGTAAGTCAGCTGAGTATGAAGTTCAAATAGCTCAGTTAAAGACTAAAAAACGGGAAGCAATTGCAGCAGGGGATGGCGATACGGTAGTTGATATTGACGACCAAATCGATTCATTAAAAGAAGCTCAGAAAGAGGCTAAAGCGGAAGCGGCTAAAAAGCCAGAACCAGCACCTAAAACTGAAGCTCAAGTTAGTGTACCTGATGATCCAGAATTACAAAGTTGGTTAGGTCGCAATCAATGGTTCGGAGACGACGTTGAAATGACAGACGTAGCTAATGGATTAGGAGCATCTGTACGCAGACAATTCCCTCACCTTACTGGTCGTGCTTTTTTAGATAAGCTTGACGAAAAGATTGTGGAGTATTTTCCTCATAAATCCTTAGGTAATAAAGCTAAGGGTAGTGCAGTAGATTCTACTGGTAACGTTAGAGGAGGTACATCATCTGGTAAAAAGTCTTATGATAACTTACCAGCTGACGCAAAACAAGCATGTGATCGATTCATTAAAAATGGATGGATTAAATCTAAACAAGAATATGTCGATTCATACGACTGGAGCTAAGGAGAACAATTATGGCTAAAGCATTAACAATTGAAGAGAAAAAAGAACAGGCACTTACTAGAACTACTACAGAACGTCCTACACGTGATCGTATTAGAAACGTTTTTAATGGTACTCAAGCTAAGTTAACTGTAAATCATCAAATCCCTGGATATGTACTACACATCTTTAATGATGAACCTGGTCGTATCCAAACCGCAATTGATGGAGGTTGGGAGTTTGTAGCTCCTGACGAAGTGGGCGGTGTAAAAGATAGCGTTACATCTGGTAATACAGATTTAGGAGAAAAGGTAAGATACCTCGTCGGTACAAGTGAGAAAGGTGATGGTCTTTACGGCTACTTGTTAAAAATGAAACAAGAATGGTGGGAAGAAGATCAAAGAGAGTTACAAAAACGAAATGATCGAGTAGATGATGCAATCCGTGGTGGTGTAAACGTTAAGGATGGTACAAATTCTGATGGTTTTTATACTCCTAAGGGTGGTATTAACTACAAAACATAAACTTAATTTCTAAAAGGAAATAAAAATGGCTAACGCAAATATCCCTCGTGGACTTAGCCCAGTAGGTACAATTACTGGTGCTCCGTTTAACGAGCAGGGTCGCCTTTATGCTATCGCTAACGACGGTTCTAACACTTACGCTATTGGCGACGTTGTTAAAGTTGCAGGTTCTAGTGATACTTCAGGTGTACCTTATGTAACAAAAGCGGCTTCTACTGATACACCAGTTGGTGTTATCGTTGGTATCCGTGTATCAGATCCAAGCGTATCTCTTGTAGGTACAACATTGGCATTAAACACAATTTACTTACCACTTAACTCAGGTCTTCGCTATGTTTACGTAGATGATGATCCGAATGTTATTTTCCAAGTAACTGGTGATGCTACAGGTGTAGCTGCTGCTGACGTATTCAAGAACTCTGGTTTAACTATTACTGCTAACCAAACAACTCTTGCTCAATCAGCTCCGCTATCAAACACAGTATTGAACGCTTCTTCATTCTTAGCTATTGCGTCTTCTGGCTCATTAGCTTTACCATTACAAATTATTGGCTTAGTTCAAGCAGTTAATAATGAAGCTGGTGCTTATGCTCAAGCTTTGGTAAAATGGAACAAGCATCAATTCCTCAACCCAGTTGGCACGGCTTAATAAGGAGAATATAACATGGCTGGTATTATAACAACCGCTTCACATCCTAAGGCTCTATGGCCAGGGATCAAAGCATGGTGGGGTCAAGTCTATGATGAACATAAAGAAGAATATTCTGCATTGTTCGACAGCGACACATCCTCAATGAACTATGAAGAAGATGTTCAACTTACAGGTTTCGGTTTAGCTCCAGTTAAATCCGAAGGTTCTGGCGTTGCATACGATTCAGAAATTCAAGGTTTCACAACACGTTATACACACATTGCTTATGCATTGGGTTATATCGTAACAAAAGAAGAGTTAGATGACAACTTGTATGAACAAGTATCACGTCGTAGATCTGCTGCATTAGCAATGTCTTTCCGTCAAACGAAAGAAAACGTTGGTGCTAACATCTACAACCGTGCATTTAATTCTACATACAAAGGTGGTGACGGTGTTGCATTATGTTCTACAGCACATCCTAACACATCTGGTGGTACTTTTGCTAACACTCCTACAGTTGCAGCTGACTTGTCAGAAGCTTCTTTAGAAGATGCATTAACAGCAATTATGGGTTTCCAAAATGACCGTGGTCTTTTGATCAATGTTATGCCGAAGTCTTTAGTTGTTGCTCGTCAAAACTTCTGGAATGCTCATCGTATTCTTAAGTCAGCATATACACCATCAACAGCAAACAATGCAGTGAACGTTTTAGTAGCGACAAATGCTTTACCAGAAGGTATCGTAATGAATCACTACTTAACATCACCTAACGCATGGTTTGTTAGAACTAACATCCAAAACGGTCTTAAGTACTACTCACGTGTTGGTATTCAATTTGATCAAGACAATGATTTTGATACAATGAATGCTAAGGCTAAAGGTTACGAAAGATATAGCTTTGGTTGGACAGATCCTAGAGCAATCTACGGTGTTAACGGTCCTTAATTAGGACTTAATTAAAGGTAGAGGGGCTTAAAACGTCCCTCTCATCTTTATATAAGGAGTTTATATGTCATACCCAATTCAAGAAAAAAAAGGGAAACGCCCACCTGTCAAAAAGGGTAAATAATTTATTGTTCTCTGATGACGCTTAGAGATAAGCGTTGTTATAACAAACAACGTCAAAGGAGATTTACATGTCAAGTCCAACAAGATTTACAAGCGGTGTTGCAACCGTTGATTCACAATATCCATTAGGCAACTATCCGTTTCCTGATCCATTCCATACAAGTGGTTCTAGTATTCAAACTACTGGTTCTACTTCTTATATTAATGACTATACCTTATTAGCTGGTACTGATTATACAGTAACAGGTACTTCTTCAACATTTGCATTAACAAGTGGTGTAGGTGGTACTGTAGTCTTAACACCAGGTGCTGCAACAACAGCTTCAGCTGCTTATAAACCAGCAACATTTATTCAATTTCAAGCAGGTAAAAAACTTTGGTACAATGTTCGTTTCAAAGCTTCAGCTGTATCAGGTGCTAAAGCATTCTATGTAGGTTTAAGAAATGGTGCTTCAGCTACAGAAGGTCTTTGGTTTGCTAAAGCAGCATCATCAACTTCATTAAACTTAATATCAACTGTTAACTCAACAGCTACTACTTTAGCAACAGGTGTTGTTACTGCAGCTGCTGACACATGGATTGAA